TCCAATTACTTGATACTGTTGAATTTGATAATCATCTGCAATTCCCAATCCTGCTGTAGGGATTGGATCTTCTCCATATCTTGCTCTCATCTGTTGAAATCCTGTACCTTTTAAATTTACAACGCAAGAAGGTCTTTTTAAAACAATCATTGGATTCAATAAACAAGTAAAATTACAACCATACATTGTCTGTTGCGGAGTCCCTATTAATCCTCCTTCATTAGGAGAAATAACAATAGCATTCTTTTTATCATAAGAATATTCTTTCGCATCATCTTGAACTTCAACGACGCTATGAAATGCAAAAAATCTAATATTTGCCGTTTTGTTAATTCCTCGATATCCTAATTTTTCATGTAGAATATCTGCTGGTTGTTTGAAAAAAGTTTCTCCTCTATACATTTTTTGTATACCACTATCTTGCAAATATGTTTCTATTTCTTCTTTTGCTGTTTCTCCTAATGGAATATTTTTGACTGAATCAGAAAGAACCATATTGATTTGAGTTGTAATATTCATTCCTCTAAGAATTGTTTCGTTATACATATTCCCTTCTGTATAAAGTTTATCTCCGTCCATACAACGTAATATCATTTTTTGATCAACAACATTTTCTCTTTCATATAAAACTTGCCAAAGTAATCCTCTAAATATTACTCTACAATTTTCTTCATATCCAGCTTCCAAAACAACAACAGAGCCTTCCTTCAAAACCTTTTTACGAAATTCAGGATTCATATTATAAACAATTATTTCGCTAAAATATGTTGCAGATATTCCTGGATAATTAATATCAAAAATAATTCTTAAACCAGTAGAAGAAACACCTTCAGATTCAATTTCAATAGTGTCCAATTTTGTTTGGTCTTCAACATTTGGATTGCAAACAATTGTTAATTTAAATTTTCTTCCGTATAATCCACTCATATATTTGTGTATCCCCAAACCATTATGTAATCTATTCCTAGATTTTCCTTTGTAGGAACATCAGAATCTAAATTACTCATATTCACAATAAAACAACTTCCGATATCAAGATGTTTATATTGCCTTAAAAGATCAAATGTTGGAGAATCTCCAGAAAGCAAAGGAATAGAATCAACATAATATTCTCCAGTTATAGGATTAATTAAAGTCATTGCCCAATAACCTGCTTCTTCATTCCAACATATTTTAAAATCAATATCTAAAGTTCTAGATGCGCTTGCTGCTATTGTCGTTCTAAAAGTTTGATTAGGTAAAGGTTGCAATGGTATCTGTTGCACAACAGTAGAACTTGTTTCTGTTTCCCCTTCTTGAATAACAGACAACATTCTTTGAGCAGTAAAAGTTTGAGTTGGACTGTCTTCAATTTCATATGTAACTTTTATAAAGGTTACTCCAACTGCATTTGCAATTATTAAACCTGTTACATCAATTGTTGCAACGGAAGTATTTGATGATTCCCAAGTACCATCAATAGAAGTGATAATCCTTTCTTCTCCATCGTCATATACTCCTAACATTCCTGCTTGTTGAGATTGTCCAACTAACATCGGAGTTGACATAATTAAATACATCTCTTCCAAAATAGGAGCAACATAGAATGGATCTACGCTATTATCCCATCCTCCAGCTATAGGAACTACACCACAATCCATAGGAGAATCTTCATTAAGAAGTGGTTGAACACATAATAATGTCCTTGTTGTAACCGTTCCTAATGTTGCTGTTATATTTGCAATTCCTCCACTTAAAGCAGTAGCTAATCCTGTGCTATTAATAGAAGCCACTTCATATCCATTAGATAATTCATCGGTATAAGTGTCAGTGTCTGTTTCTATTGGTACAAAAAGCAAATAATCTTGCTCTGCCCAAGTAACTGAAGATGTCAAATCTGCCGTTGTACCATCTGAATAAAGTCCTAATGCGGTAAATTGTATTGTATCATAAGTTTCAATAACAGGAATTTGAGGAGTTATTGCCAACGACAATAATATTATTGTTGTTACTTCTACTGTATTTCCGTAATAAACATTCCCTTCACTGTCTTCGACAAAAGCCCTTACAAGATAAGTTGTATTCTCAGCGGCGACTATCATATTGGCAAAAGAGCCAATATCAAAAGAATCTCTTTCGTCAAAAACTATATTATCAAGTATTGTAGGGTCGCTCATCTGCTCTTACCACCAAAATTACTTAAAAGTTTTCTTAAATTGGTTTTATTTAAAGAATCAAATCCTTCTATCTCTTCACTCACAGAACCCACCTGACCAGTTGGATTTTCTTGGCTTACATATTCATCTTTACTTACTGTTTTAATATTTGCTCCTGAAGCAATTGAAATTTCAACAAATCTTATAGAAGATCGTAATTCATTTCTTGTCCTATAATCTTCAGGGGCAGAAACACTCTCTATTATCATATTTTTACAAATATCAAGCCTTGTTGTTACGGTTAAAGGCTGGCCAGAATCTTGTATTTTTTTCAGTCCTTGATAAGCATTAATTGAACGAGAAGAATTTCCTCCCTTCCAATCTTCAGCAAAACAATCCATCACATCTGAAACACCAATTTCCATTGTTAAAGTAGAAGGAATTTTAAATGAATGGTCAGTAATATTAGTTCCTGATTGAACGGGATGAGCAGTAATCCTTCTAGTGCGAACATGTTCAGTTTTTAAAACTCCATCAAAAAAATATTGATTCCCATCTGCGTCCTGCATATAGAAAAGCATCCCTGACCCTTCACTCCATTCTTTAGGTCTGAATGCAGTAACACTTGATGGCTCCGCAGTGGCAAGCCCAAAAGCATTTATTGAAGAACGCCAAGCTATATAATTTGCGTCAGATAATGCCATAGAAAATTGTGGCATACTTTCTCCTTAGATAACTTTTGCCGAAAATGCTGGATAATTCTGCACTAAAGAGACTCCAGCCCATGCATTATTATTTGATTCTAAAAATCCTGCTTCTTTGGCTTTATTTACAACTTCATTACCAATGGCATTAGCAGTTTGTCCATTTGCATTAATAGTAATATTCAACGATTTATTCCCTGAATTAGAAATATTTGTACTTCCACTTCCTGCTCCAAGTGGTTGTTGTGCAGATAAAAGTTGATCTCCTCCCCATCGTCCACGTGAAGCTTTCCAAGCATTCTCCCCTTGTTTTTCATATAACCATTTGGCTGCTTTTGCATTTATTTCTGGATCAAATAACTCTTCCATACTTTTATTGATAATGCCAGCTTGTTTTAATCCTGCCATATGCATACTATTTATTTGAAACAAACCATAATCAATAGTTCCTGCATATTTTCCGCTTTTATTTGTTGGATGAGAAAAACGATTGCCCCCTGATTCTGCTTGCATTATTCTCATAAACAATTCTGATTTATCTTTGCCAAAAGTATTTTCTACCAATCCTCTATACTTTTCGGCATCTGAAGATATTTTTAATTGGCCAGATATTGCAGAACCTTGTGTTCCTCTTTCTTTCATCCATAAAGAATAATCTCCCGACATTGCTTTCTCAATTGCTTCATTGCTAAGATTTAAATTCTTTAAATAATTATATTTTTCACTTTTAGTTTGTCCTTTTCTTTCTTCTTCAGAGAGATAAAATTTTGGATGTTCTTTGGCAAGATGACCAAGAATTAATGGTGTTTTATTTATATCCCAAGTATCAGATATTTGCTTTGAATAATCCTTTCCTTTTCCCCATGTTGATTTTAGATCATCTAAACTTGATTGGAATCCTCTTTCTGCTCCTTGCCTTTCAACCTTATTCCATTCAGTTTCCTTATTTCCTAAACCTAAAGTTTTTGGAATATTTTTATATCCAGCAACAGCACCTTTATACATAGCTGTTGCTACTTTTGCAGGAATACTTAAAAAATCTTTTGTAGTTTCTCCTATGGCTTTTATTGTTAAAAGACTTCTTGCAATAAGATCAAGTGCGCCAGCTATTCCTTGCAATAATTCAATAGGAACATCAGTCTCTTTCCCTTGCATTGCTCCCCAAAATTCGCTCATTAATGCAATTATCGCAGGAATCAAAATCATAAATTTCCCAAATGGCCCCGACCATAGAAATAAACCTGTCAATATTCCTATTCCAATAAGTGCCTGTTCTGTTGGAGAAAGTGCATCCCAGAATTCCCTAAGAACAGCACCTACATCTTTTAAAATATTCCAAACATCCTTAAAAATGGCAACTATATCTCCCAATACTTTGCCAATTTTTTCAGACCATTCTGGAATATGCTGAATAATATATTCATTTAAATCACTAAAACTCCACTTGGTTTTATCTAATGGATTTCTTAAATGGCGAATAATACTTTCTCCAATCCATTGCAATCCATAAATAGATTCCAACTTCAAACGATTAAATTCATGTTTAATCCCACGAACACCTTCCATTGCTTTGCCATATTCTTTGGATGGTTCCAATCGTTTAGCATCCGCCATTAATTCACGATATTGACGTTGAAGTTCAGGTATCCATCTTATATCTTCAGGACTTTCTCCCATGACTTTAAGAGCCAGACTATACTGTTTAGCTGCCTCTTTAGTCATGTACATTCTTAGAGCAAGTTTTTCATAGCCCAAATCAGCCTTAGCAAGACTTTGCAATAACAATCCAGTAGAAGCTACCATTGTACCAATAGCACCAGTCATTGTAAAACTTGCTTTAATGAAAGAATTATTTAAGGCACTTGTATGTTTCTCTACTACATTTTGAGCATTTCTTAATGCACCTTCAAACTTACGATAAGCAGAAGCGTCTATATTATACCCTAAAGAAACAAGATAACTTGCAATTGTGTTTACATCAGTCATGTATCAGCCTCACGAATCCTTCTTTCATTTTCATTCTTTACAGCCATTACTTCATGGATATCTAATAAATCATCAATGTTATAAGTGCCATCCCAAAGTTCATGTTGTTTCCAATATCCTGCAACCACAGGGGAATATGCATACGAATCTACATTGACGGTTTCGACACATTGAACTCTTCCATTATATCGTTGAATTCCTTCAATGTGCTCTCTTCGAAAAAACTTTTCATGTTAAACATCAATGCAATAACTGTAATTGCAAATATCAATCCTGAATCATCTATGTTGATATTCATTTCTCCAGATGGCAAAATTAAAGGTGTAGGAACTTTTTGATCATTTACAATATCTATTTGATAGACATTTATCAATAAAGTTCCTTGAATCATCCTAAATTGATCTATTGGCATATTAGACAGAAATTGTTGTGGATTATCAACATTTCCTGCCGCTGAAAATATTCTTAATAGATTTGAACCATCTAATGGATTAACTTTATCCATCCTCCATGTTTTACCACCAAGAACAAATTCTTTTGATCTCTCCTTTGTACTCATATTATGTTTCCTCCTTTTATTAAATTAACAATCTTAAATTGTTAAATTTTGAATATCTGCACACATAAATACCCAAGAAACTTGCTTTCCTTCTTTTTCATATCCTTTATCAGGGACTTTCTGAAAAGCAACTCCAGTGGCAATATGAGATGTCCCATCAACAACATTTCTCATTGTAATAGAAGCTTGTGCCCAAGATAATGTATCCGCAATTTTTAATTTATTGTATAGATTAAGCAATTTCTTGTGGGAAGCAGAAGTTTGCTGAACATCAATAGTAACTGTTCCAATCTCTCCTGCTATTTTTGACACCATTGGTGCCCCATCAGCTGCAATATCAATTGCTGTTTTATTTTCTGACATTGCAACGGTTGCTTTGCCAACACCGTCTCCTGTCAAAACAATTGCTGCTGTATCAAGCAAAGGATGAGCAATCACTATAACTGAATCTAAAAAACTATATGTAGTCTGTTGCATATCTTTTTTCCTCCATTTTATTCTTTTATTTTAAACATTCACAATTACTTCAATATTCATACTATGAACAGCACCAGCCTCTTTTACCGTAATATAAAAGGAAACTGATTTTCTTAATGCTCTATCTGCAATTGTCTGATCAGAAAGTTTTTCACTCTGAATTACATATCCATTAGGCATTGAATCTCCGTAGTTCAAATTCATAAAAGAAGCCCCTGTATATGTTCCTGCTCCAAGATGGCCTCTTGTAACTGCTGATTCACAAGCAGCCATCAATGCATTATAAATCATTGCCATACCAGCTTCAGTCTGGGGGACTTTCTTATTTTGATAAATCAAATCCATGCAAGAAAGTTGAATATCATTTACCAACATATCTCTTTGAAGAACTTGATCAAAGAAATATCCATTCGCCATAACACCTTGTTCAAAAATATTATAGTAATTGGCATAATTCACATACAAATTGCAATTCTTGGCTTCCACAATTCCTCTTTCAGACGATGTTACATCTTCCGTTACATTTCCAATAATTGATTTTCCAAGTAATGTGAAAGAAGAATTGGCCAATCCTGTATTCAAACCGCAAGCAACTCCCATAATTCCAGCCGCAATATGATCATCGGTGCTATATACTCCAAGAGTTCGAGAATAAGAATTATCTTTTAGAACTGTTGGAAGATCATCAACCGCAGGTTCAGATTCCAAAATAGTCGCATCAGACGAATTATAAACCAATACCGTCGAAGGAGTCATGGATTGAACTGCCAATGCCATTTCTTCAATATCCGATGCAACAGCCTCAACACTATAAGCAATATACCAACTTGCTTCTTTTACTCTACAAGCTTGCAAAGCTTCCGAAATGGACTCTTCTGGACTTGAAGTATCGTCTCTTACACCAATCCAAACTGTAGTAGGAGCAGGAGATTGTGCAAAATAAACAGAAGCAGCTAAATATTCGGCGTCTGTTATTGCAAATCCATCTGCAAGCATTTCTACAAGGGAAGCATATTTCCTTACTCTTTCTGTCGTAGTTATAGTTTCAGAAATTGTAAGTCCAGTAATGCCTAAAATAAGCATTTCATTAAATGATCCTCTGGCAGCAGCGGCAGGAGAAACTGTCACTGTTACATCAATAATGTTATTCAAATTCAAAGTTGTCATTTTTAACCTCCATACTTTTTATTCGTTGTTAATATTCACATCAGCTATTTTGCTGCCTGTATCTCCTTCATAGATGGCAACATCAACGCTGTCTATCATCTGCATAACCGTGCTCTTTATTACTAATTCATTAAACCTCAAACTCATATCTACTCTTTTCCACCAACTTCCCTGAAAATACTCGTCGTTTCTTTTTGGTGTATTAATTGATTCTTTTGGTTTTAAATAAATATGATTTCTGTTTAAAAGCATTTTTGTCTCTTCATCAGAATACATTTTATCTCTTATCGTTCTTCCATTTTCAAAAGCTTCAGAACCATATATTATTAAATCCACTCTCATAACAACTGTATAATTTGTTTCCCTTACACTTTCATCAGGAGAAACTTGATATTCATCTGAATGTTCTCTTTCCTTGTTATAAGGATCATCTTCTTCATAACATCTTATAAAAGCAATATTTTCTTCCACTCCCCATGTTGGCATTCCTTTCTCTGGCCAAGATATACGAACATTTTCCTTCAATATATCGTCTGTCCAACCAAGCAAAGAACAAAATATTGATTGCATTAAATCTTCAAATTGAGTAATTGTTAAATAAATCTCTGCCATTATTCTTTCACCTTATAACAAAAGCCTCTTTTAACGATTGTAATTCCTTCACCAATATAATCCAAACTTCCATTTGCTATAAAATTACTTGGAGTGATATTTGTTGCTGGGAGAGTAGTAACAACTACTACTACTTCATTATACAAATATCTAATAATAACTATTACAGAACCACCATCTCCGCCTTTGTAAAAAGTTCCGTTGTAAGAACCACCACCGCCACCACCGCCAGTGTTAGGAGTCCCATCATTTCCCACTTCACCTAACGTTGAAGCACCATCTCCTCCTCCTCCATTACCTCCTTGACCACTATAATAAGGATCATACCAACCTAAACCACCACCGCCACCACCATAATATGTTGGAACTCCAGATATGGAAGATTCTATACCGTCTCCTCCATTTGCACTTTGATCAAGACCACCTTCTTCCCATGCTCCACCACCACCGCATCCTCTATCTGCTATTGATATTAACCGTCTTCCATTATGCCCTTGCCCATCAATTCCTTCACCTTCATTCCCAATACTATATACAGCACCACCACCAGAACCACCATCTGTAATATTCGAAGAATCAAAAGCTCCAGTTCCTCCTCCATACGCTATTAACTCTTCAAAAGTCGAATTTCCTCCTTTTGTACAATTATCTGCAATAGAAAGTCCGCCAACTCCAACAACTATTGATTTTACACCTAAAGTTATTTCCTTGTTTCCTTCTAAAACACCACCTGCACCTCCACCTGCTCCTTCAAATATACCAGTTGTCCCTGAACCGGCTCCACCACCAGCTACGATTAAATACTCAACTAATCCAGCTTCTGTAACTTCTAAATCACCACTGCTTGTAAAAGTATGAACAACATAACCATCTGAATATGGTGTCAAACTTGGATTCAATCCATCTTTGTCTGTGTATGTAATTGTGCCGCCAGTTGCTTGCATCCTACCGCCAGTTGCTTGCATCCTAATTCCCCTTTATTCTTTCGCCATAAGCTCGGTAATATCCATAATCACTATAATCAGAGACATTGAAAATTCTCCAAAATTGTCCATTCCATAATATCGAATCAGAAGTACCTTTAACCTCTCCCGATCTTGTTAATAAGATTTCTTCTGTGCTATGAAAACGCATTGCACCTTTTATTCTATCTCCTTCGGGAAGAGCATTTAATTCTTTTTCATTTACAACTGAAACAACTCCGCTCATTGGTATTTGTACTGGAGTATTTTCTGTCCATCTTCCATTTATAAAACTGCCAGATGAACGATATACAATATACTCTTGAACAAAAGCTTTATGTAATATAACTTTTCTTAAATTAATCATTATTTACCTTCAGCATTGACAACGTATGTAATAGAGTTTCTCATTTGAGCAGAGTCGATCAATATGGCATCAGAACCTTTTCTTTGAATAGTAGCATCTTGTAAAAGAGGCCAATTATTCCTTGGATCATCAAACCATAATTTAATCATATTTGTTGCATCTATTCCTGCCGCATGCAACGCATTTATTGCCTCTACACTTTTACCTTCCAACATAAACTGACCTGCAATTTTTAAATCTTCAGCAATTCTTTCTTTGTTTCCTATTGCTGTAATTGCCGGTTCAATAATTGGCCTTGCTGGTATATTCCTCAAAGGAGAACCTTTTGTATGTATTGCAACCAATTGAGCATTTGTAATTCCATCTTCTTTTCTTTTAGTTGTTTCTTCAGGAACGCCAACAAGGACATCTATTTTTTCTAAATTCTTTATTTTATTAATGACTTTAATTGTGTCATTGACTTTTGTTTTTAAAGACACTTTCATACGTAATATCCACCAGTCCCAACCATTCTTGCCAATCTTATATATTTTCTTCCATAAATTGTTGAATTATATTCTCCACCATCCTGTTCAGTTGCAATAGATAAATCATAAGCAACTTGAACATCTCCAACAGATTGATTAGAAGCTACAAGGCCAGCACTCATTCCTGATTTATCACCAAGTGCAAAATCTTGTTCATTATTATAAGCCAGTGTAATATTATGAGCGACAAACAATTGTTGACCTATAGTTAAAAGATCTCCCCATCTAACTACGTTCAATAACTTATCTGCAACCCCATACCAAAAAGTAATAGATTCATCTGTAAAAGTTTCTGGACTTGTATGTCCAAATTCAGGAAAATCTGCTCTAAATTGATCATTCCAAGTTAAATCAGTTGAAGGAGTCCCATTTTGTTGCCAATCAGACATTTAAACTTCCTCCTCATCTGGATTTATAAAATCTTGTCCTGTCTTAAAACTCCACATATATACTTTCGTCCCTGCTGGCACATTAGGATAAAATTTTACCCATCCTGTTGCATCAGTTGTACCTTTATGTATTGGATAAGCTCTAGCATTATCAAGAGACATAATAACCAATACATCTCCACAAGGTGCACTATTGGAACTTACATAATAAGGTTTTTCTACAGGGCCAGTCCCTGTACCTAAAGCAGATATTTGTAATGCAATAGCTTCTAATTGATCATCAAGATTTGCCTCTGCCATTCCAAGAGCATCTCTTATATCTTGTGCTGCTATTGAAACACTTACTGTAGGAGAAGAATTATCTAAAGATTCTTTCTGTAATGCGCCAAAATCAATATTGTCTTGTTCTTTAACTGCTGCTTTAATATTGCCATTTTGTAATGCATCTGGTAATTTATTACTTATTCCACTTAATTGAGTATCAAGATTAGCAGATCCCATCCCTAATGCCCCTCTTACTCCAGCAGCATCTAAACCTCCTCCCGCTTCTGATATCTTCCCATCAATATTCGTCTTAAACAGATTTCCGAAACTGGCGATTGCCGCTGTAATATCTACTGTTAAGAAATCATAAATTGCTTTAATTCCAGCAGTAGATAAAGAAAATCCTGTCTTATCGCTAACCGTAACCGCTGGCGTTGCCGCATTAAGAGATGCTTTCTGTAATGCTCCAAAATCTATATTGTCTTGTGCTTTAACGACAGCAGGTATATTTCCACCCACCAAAGCAGATGGAATTCTTGCACTTAACGCCGAAAGGCCATATGTCGCATTGGTTAAGGTCTGTAATGGAACAGAAGTCGTGTCTAAAAATTGATACACCCTAGACAATGCCAACCCCGTAAATAAGTAACTACCGTCTTCCTCATCAATTAACGAATCAAGTACAAATTTAATATCTCCATTATTCGCAGTTTGATTGACTGATTCGCAAGTTAAAACAGGCGTAGCCACATTAAATAATTTTTTAAATGCAGCAGCAATATAGCCTGATGTTTCTGTTAAA